GTTAAAAGACTCAGATCAACTTAGTGTAAACATTTGGATTTGTAACGGTCAAGTTCTACGTTTAGTTATGAACCCGTTTACTCCAGCTTATATTCCTTACTTTGCTGCACCCTATGAGATGAACCCTTATAGCATCTTTGGTGTAGGCATTGCGGAAAACATGGATGATACTCAAACCCTGATGAATGGGTTTATGCGTATGGCAGTGGACAATGCGGCACTGTCAGGTAACTTGCTAATTGAGATAGACGAGACTAACCTCGTCCCAGGGCAAGACCTCTCCGTGTACCCTGGGAAGGTGTTTAGGAGACAGGGAGGGGCACCTGGTCAAGCTATTTTTGGCACCAAGTTCCCTAACGTATCTAACGAGAACATGCAAATGTTTGATAAGGCAAGAGTACTATCTGATGAGTCAACTGGATTCCCATCTTTCGCACATGGTCAAACAGGGGTTACAGGTGTTGGTCGTACTGCTTCTGGTATTAGTATGCTTATGTCTGCTGCCAACGGCTCTATCCGTAACGTAGTTAAAAACATTGACGACTATTTACTAGCACCACTGGGCAAAGCCTTCTTTAACTTTAATATGCAGTTTAACTTTGATGCAGAAATTAAAGGCGACCTTGAAGTAAAAGCCCGTGGCACTGAAAGCTTAATGGCTAATGAAGTGCGTAGCCAACGCCTGATGCAGTTCTTGCAGGTTGTACAGAATCCTGCACTAGCACCATTTGCACGTATGGATTATATTGTACGTGAGATTGCTAAGTCTATGGATCTTGATCCTGATAAGGTTGGCAACAACATGGCACAGGCAGCAGTACAAGCTGAGATCCTAAAAGAGTTCCAAGCAGCTAACCCACCACCAGCACCAGAACCAGGGGTAGCACCTCCTCAGGGCGCTCCTGCTGGCGCACAGGTACAGGATACTCAAGGTAGTGGGGGTGGTACCATAGGTACTGGGACAGCTCCTACACCAGGAGAACAGGGCTTCTCAGGTAATACTGGCGAACAACAACAGGTACAATGAAACTAGTCGTGAACAATACACTGAAGCCTTTTGTAAATAACCCAGAGTTATACACTCCGTTTATCGAAGAGATTGCTGAACGGATCGCCTTTACACATGTAACACTAGAACAGTCTAGAGAGATTGATGAGATCTACAGGCTACAGGGTGAGATACGTGCACTAAGATCACTATTACGTTTGAGGGACAAAATTAATGGATAAACAAATGGAAATGGCCTTTATGCAAGAAGGTGGACTAAAAGACGATGGCATGGATCAAGATCCAGTGTCAGGTAATGAAGTGCCTTCTGGTTCTATGGCTAAAGAAGTACGAGATGATATATCTTCTCAAATATCTGAAGGCGAGTATGTAGTACCTGCTGATGTCGTCAGGTACCTTGGTGTAAAACATTTTGAAGATTTACGAGATAAAGCAAAAAGCGGCTTGCAAAAGATGGAAGCTAATGGTAGAATCGGTGGTGAGCCTGTTCCTGTTGGTGGACCTAAAGCTGCTCCTATGCCTCAACCACCTACACCTTACATGGCAGAAGGTGGTGATCTTACCCCAGATGAGATGAACGAAATTAAGATGCTCATGAATCAAGGTGGCATGGTAGCTGGTGCTGCTGAAGGTGCTGACTTTGGTCAGGAGTTTATGACGCAACCTAGTGTCTATGGTGGTGGCTTTAGTTTTGAAGATACTCCAGGTGGTACACCTAGTGGTGTATCTATTGCAGACCCTGAACTACCAACAGAAGCTAAAACTTTATATGGGCCTGGTGGTGAGGTAGTAACTCTGACTTTACCAAAAGACCAACAAAAATATGATGAGTTAATAGCTCAAGGTTACACTGAAACACAACCAGTATCTAAATTTAATGACGACAGTAATAGTGCACCCTCGCCTACTGTTGAGTCAACTTCTTGGTATGAAAATACAGACTGGACAGATGCAAGTAAGTCTGCAGATAAATACTTTGGTACTGGAGCAACATTTAGTTCAGGTGTTACTGGCGCAGTAGCTGGAGCTGTAGCAGGTTTACCTGGAATGGTTGCAGGTAAGTATGGCGCTCAAGTTAGTAACTTAGCTACAGCTAGAGCTGAAGTAGAAATACGTAAAGCTATAGGGGATACAGCAGGTGCAGAGATCTTACAAAAAGCTATAGATACTCAATTAAAATCTTCCTCTGGGCTTGGTTTAGCTGATAAAGCTATTGATTCTTTATTTGGTTCTGATGGAGATATGAAACTCATAAAAGGTTTACAAGCTGCAGGTATTGAAGTTGATGCAAGTTTACGGGACGATGATTTAGATGACTTTATGAAAAATTTAAATGAGGGTAATAGAAATAAACTTATTACTAAGTATGGAACTGATACAGCTAAACCCCCTGTTGCACCAGCAGTAGATAAAACTGCAGATCAAAAAATACCTACTTCAACAAGTACACAACCTACTATGACTACTGCCCCTAGAAGATCTAGCGACAATAGTAGAGATCCCGGCCCATCAGGAGCAGAAGTAGCTCGGGCTGCTGCTGCAAGTAGCGTTGCTAGAAGCGAAGGTGTATCCGCACCAACATCGGGGGGTGCTCGTAGTGTAAGTACTCCAACAGGAAACATAGAAACTTACGCATCTAAAGTACAAAGAGGTGGGGGTTTTAATAAAGGTGGTTTGGCATCAAGGCCCAAAAAGAAAAAGAAATAAGGCTACTCGGCTACGGCTGACCCCAACATAAGGAGAAATAATATGCCTGAACTAGCAGAAGTGGAAACCCCAAAGACTGCAGGATTCGTTGATCGTGGATATAATAACGCAAAGCGTAAGCAACGGATGGAAGAAGAAGCTAAGGAGATTGAAAGACTTGAAGCTCAAGCAAGGGGGGAAACCCCAGTAGATGCAGAAGAAGAAGTCGAAGAAGCTACCCAAGAAGCAGAGGCCAATACAGAAGTTAAAGAAGAAACGCTATCTGCAGAAGAAAAGTCTTTTAAAAAACGATATGGTGATCTAAGACGCCATATGCAACAAAAGGAAAAAGAGTGGGATGAAAAGCTAGAGAACTTACAAAAAGCTTCTACTAAAGCTGGTATTATTCCACCTAAGTCCGACGAAGATATTGAAGAGTGGGCTAAAGAATATCCTGATGTAGCTGGCATTGTAGAAACAATTGCAGCTAAAAAAGCACAGGAGATGTTTGAAAAGGCAGACACTCGCCTTAAACAACTTGACGAAGCTCAAGCAGAGGCTGATCGAGTTAAGTCAGAGAATGAAATCCGTAAGTCACATGCAGACTTTGATGACCTACGTGAGGCAGATGAGTTTCATGACTGGGCAGATGCACAACCTAAGTGGGTTAAAGATGCTCTCTATGAAAACGCAGATGACCCAGCTTCAGTAGTACGTGTTATTGATCTTTACAAATCAGATAAAGGTCTTACTAAGGAAGCTAAGAAAGCAAATAAAAAAGCAGCAGCTTCACCAGTTACTCGACGTGGTAAAACTAATGTAGATGTAGCTGATGCTAATGAGATGATTCGTGAGTCAGATGTAGCTAAAATGTCTGACAAAGAATTTGAAGAACGTTCAGACGAAATTAACAAAGCAATGCGCAATGGTAAATTTGTCTATGACGTGTCTGGTAATGCCAGATAAACTGTTGACAAATAAAAAAGCAACAGTATAACTAGGGACATAGAACAAAAGCCTCTATATGACTACCTTTTGTTCTAACCCAATTTCCAATAAAGTCTAAACGTATGAGAACTACCTGTTCAAGTATAGGCCCGTACATCTAACGGTTGGCCGACTGTTAGTTTAACGCACCCTAGAAAATGTAACAGCCTCTTATTGGTATTAGCTTTTAGATAAGCCAACTATCAGGAGGATTTATTATGGCTTTTACATCAGCAGGAGGACACGGTAACTTACCTAACGGTAACTTTAGTTCCGTAATCTACTCCAAAAAAGTGCAGCTTGCTTTCCGCAAGAGCACAGTATGTGGTGACATCACCAACTCTGATTATTTTGGGGAGATTTCTGCCCAAGGTGATACAGTTAAAATCATTAAAGAACCTGAGATTTCCGTAAGCAGCTACGCTCGTGGTACACAAATCTCAGCACAAGATCTTGACGATGAAGATTTTTCATTGGTTGTAGACAAAGCTAACTACTTTGCCTTTAAAATTGATGACATCGAAGAAGCTCACTCACATGTGAACTTCATGGATCTTGCAACCAATCGTGCAGCTTATCGTTTGGCTGACCAGCATGACCAAGAAGTTCTTGGCTACTTGTCAGGTTTCAAACAGTCTGCTCTACATGCAGATGCAGATACAGTTAATGACCAAGTAAATGGTACTAAAGCTGTAACTACTGCAGGTTCAGACGAATTGCTGACATCAATGAAGTTGCGTAAAGATAGCTTCGGCAACATTACTACTGCTTCTGCTGCAGATCATTCGATCCCAGTAGCTGCTCGTTTGCCCGGTGCTACCGCACTACCAACAGCAACAGCTTCACCAGCAATGGTTGTAGCTCGTATGGCTCGTTTGCTTGACCAACAACAAGTTGATAAGCAAGGACGCTGGCTGGTTGTAGACCCAGTATTCATGGAAATCATGGCAGATGAAGATTCACGTCTTCTGAACGCAGATTACGGTGAGTCTGGTGCACTTCGTAATGGTTTGGTTCTTAACAACCTGCACGGTTTCCGTGTGTACTCTTCATCTAACCTACCATCTGTAGGTACAGGTTCAGGTACAACAGGTTCTGCAAACCAAAACACTAACTATGGTGTTATCGTAGCTGGTCATGACTCTGCAGTTGCTACTGCCGAGCAGATCAACAAAACCGAAACATATCGTGACCCTGACAGCTTCGCTGACATCGTTCGTGGTATGCATTTATATGGCCGTAAGATTCTTCGCCCTGAAGCAATC